GAAAAAGCCGGGGTTATTGGTGAACGGTTCGTGCTGCAATATCCGCTTGAATACATTGTGTACCCGGACAGCACACAGCCCTATTATTTGGGTGAAATGATAACTAACTGGTCAATACCGACAATAGAAAGGGAGGTAACGGACATATGGCAGTAAAGAAGAACGCCACAGAAGCCGCAGAAGCGGCAGAAAAGGAAAAGACGGTAAATAATACCACGAAGGACGGAAAAGCCGATTCTGGGGCAAATAACGAAGCCACAGAGGAGGAAAAGAAGGAGGGGGAAACGGTGACGCTTGCATATATAGGACCGTCGCTGCCTGCCGGACTTCTGAAAACAAATAAAATCCTGATAGGGACAAGGGAGGAAATTGACAAAGAGCTTGCGGCAGTTCTGGAGAAGTACCCGCTTGTGGGAAAAATGCTTGTCCCGGTTGAAAAGCTGGCAGAGAAAAAAGGAAAGGCGGCAACGGCAGGAAACATTCTGAACAAATATTACACGGACATTGTTTCTGCTATTGCAGCAAACGAGAGGAAGGAGGAGTAAAAGATGGCTGATATTACACATGGGATTGACACGAAAAAGCAGCAAACAAGCGTTGCAAGCCCCACAGTCGTAGCAACGGGGATTCCGTTTGTGGTAGGAGCTGCCCCGGCGCACATGGTAGGCGGGAAGGTGAATGATGTTATCATGGCGAATGACTATGAAGAAGCCGTGAAAGCGTTGGGATATTCCGACAACTGGGAGGGGTACGGGCTTTCAGAAGCAGTCTATACGCAGTTTGTTTTATATCAGCAGTCCCCGGCGTTTTTCGTGAACATTCTGGACCCTTCAAAGCACAAAAAGGAAGTAAGTGGGAAGAAATACGAAGTTGCGGAAAACCAGATTGCGCTTCCGCTTGAAACGATTGCGGAAAGCGTAGAGATTGAAGGGAAGGAAAAAGGCACAGAATTTGAAGTGTTCTACAATGATACAGCCTGCATTGTTGAGTTTGTGGAGGACACGACAGGAGAAATGACGGTATCATGTACGGAGGTTGACCCGTCGAAGGTGACAAAAGCTGATATTATCGGCGGTTACAGCATAGCGACACACAAGACGACAGGGCTTGAACTGATTGACGATTGCTTCCCGAAATACAGGATTGTTCCTGACCTGATTTTGTGTCCGAATTGGTCACATGACCCGGAGGTGGCAGCGGTGATGTCAGCAAAAGGCGAAAATATCAACGGGCTTTTTGAAGCGGACGCACTTCTGGACGTAGACACAAGGGCAGAGGGCGGGGCGACGTATTACACGGAGGTTCCGGCATGGAAACAGTCAAAAAACTTCATGAAGCCGAATGAATTAGTATGCTTCCCGAAGTTGAAACTGGGTGACAGGGTTTTCAATTTTTCGACGCAGCAGGCAGGGTTGATGGCACGGACGGACAACGACGGTTCACTGGGCGACGGGACCCCCTGCGAAAGTGCTTCAAACAAGAGCTTGCAGGCTGACAGCATGGTACTGGCAAACGGTGAAGAAGTTGTGCTTGATGTGCAGAAAGCAAACTATCTGAATGACAACGGCATTATTACGGGGCTGAACTTTATTAACGGTTTTGTGAGTTGGGGAGATTATACGGCGTGTTTCCCGGCGAACACAGACCCGGTTGACTATTTCTATTGCATTTCCCGTATGTTCAAATGGGTTGCAAAGACGGTGACGCTTTCTTACTGGTCACACGTTGACCGTAAATTGACACGTCGGCTTATAGACGCAATTTTGCAGGGTATCAACGACTGGCTGGCGGCACTGACAGCAGATGAAAAGATTGTGGGCGGGCGTGTAGAGCTGCGAGAAGAGGAAAACAGCCTGACAGCGTTAATGTCAGGCAAGGCAAAATTCCATATCTACATTACGCCGCCTTCACCTTTGCGGCTTATGGAATATGTGCTTGAATATGATATTTCCTATCTGTCAAGCCTGCTGGCAACGTAAGGAAGGAGGGCTAAAAAATGCCGAAGATTGATGAACTTATTATAAATTTTTCCGTTTTTGAAGATGCAGTAGAATACCTTGGAATGTCAGAAGCGACGCTGCCGGAAGTGTCGAACCTTGCGGAAGAGATTACAGGGGCGGGGATTGCCGGG